CTAGCTCAGAAGTGGAACATCCCTCTTGAGAAGTACGCTGCTGAAAAAGCACGGGCAGACCGTGCAGCAGGAGAGTATGTACCAATTGGTTAAGTTAAGTGCGCGTAACAAAAACAGAAGGAGCGTTTAAAGATGAGTAAAGCAAGTAGCAGAACAACACAGACAAGGGAAACTGAAACAAAAGAATACACTTATCAAGAACCAAATTATCTTGATGTACCTGCAGGTGTTGTAGACAGATTTACCAATGAAGACATGGTTCTCCGCTGGGTGCGTATCACCCTCAAAGGTGAAGATGACTATAAGAACGTAGGTAACAAGATGACACAGGGATGGGTATTTGTAACTCCTGAAGAAGTTCCTGAGATGTTACACTCTGCCACTGTTTTAGATACCGGACGCTATACCAACTGCGTTGTACGGGGGGATGTCGCTCTAGCCAAGATGCCCCGTGGAAAGTCAGTTGCCAGAAATGACTATTACGAAGGAAAAGCTAACGACCTTATGGAGGCTGTAAACCAACAACTTATGTCGGCTTCAAACTCCAAAATGCCCATTTCAAACAGTAGCACTTCAACTGTAACCAAGGGTAGAATGCCACAATTTCAGGCTTAGAAGCCTGCTACTTATTCTACTCATCTTTAAAAAGGAGAGCGTAGTATGACTACTACAAAAGCCCTAAACGGTCTCACTCCTTCTCGTCGCTACTCTGCTGGTGCCAACACCACGCAGACTCGTAACTACCGTATTGCATCTGGCGCTGACGGGAACATCTTCACGGGTGATCTTGTCCATGTCAGAGGTGGTTATGTATCTGTTGTCGGTAATGACTCCGGTGCCGCTGACCACCCAATTGGTGTGTTCATGGGTTGCTACTACGAGGAAGACGGTGAGCCGAAATTCCGCAAACACTGGCCCACGGGAACGTCGGCAAGCAATGCTTATGCAATTGTTTGTGATGATCCGCAAGCCACGTTTGAAATCCAATGTGACGCCAGCGCCTCTGTTGGCGATATCATGGAACTAAACTTTGAAGTTACCCGAGGTGCGGGTTCTACCTTTACTGGACGTTCAGGCTTTGGCCTAGACGTTGCCAGTCGTACCAGTGGCGTAGCTGCAATGTTCCGTATCATTGACTTTCTCGATACCCCCGGTAACGACATTGACGATGCTGCAGAACGTGCCTTCCCGATTGCGGAAGTTCAACTTATCCACCACCAGTTGACACGTGTGTCTTCTGGCGCTTAACCTGAAAGGAGCTTAGACAATGGCTATTAATAGAGCTAGTATTGCCAAACAGCTTCTGCCGGGTCTTAATGCCGTCTTCGGTATTGAGTACGGAGAAGTTGCTGATGAATACAGTGTTCTTTATGAAGTAGAGAACTCTGACCGTGCATTTGAAGAAGAAGTTCTCTTCACTGGATTTGGCGAGGCACCTGTCAAGGGTGAAGGCGCTGCTGTCCAGTATGACAATGCACAAGAAAGTTACACCTCACGTTACACGGCTGAAACTGTTGCTTTGGCCTTCTCTGTAACCGAGGAAGCTATGGAAGACAACCTGTATGACACGTTTGCCAAGCTACGTGCCAGAGGGCTTGCTCGTTCCATGGCAAGCACGAAGCAGACGAAAGCTGCTCAGACGTTCAACCAAGGCTTTAACGCTGCCATCACTGGTGGAGATGGACAACCAATGTTCAGCGCCAGCCACCCCACGGTGGGTGACGGTACTCAAAGTAACCTTATTGGTACCACGGGTACGGTTGATCTTTCTGAAGCTGCTTTAGAAACTGCTTTGGTGTCTATTCAGACGTTGAAAGATGATAGAGGTATCTTGATTGGTGCGGGTGCAGTTTCTCTGCACGTTGCCCCTAGCAATCAGTTCACGGCAGACCGTGTTCTGAACAGCCCCTATCAGTCAAACACGGCTGATAACAACATCAACTCCATTAACCATCAGGGTATGCTCCCTTCTGGTTACATGGTGAACAAGCGATTCAGTGACCCTGATGCGTTCTTTATCAAAACTGATGTTCCCAACGGAGCAAAGATGTTTATCAGAGCGCCGCTTGCCACTAAGATGGAGCCTGACTTTGACACGGGTAATCTCCGGTTCAAAGCCAGAGAACGCTACAGCTTTGGTTATTCGGACTGGAGAGGTTACTTCGGTTCTCAAGGAGCGTAGTTCTTACTACAGTGGAGGGAGCCTAAAAACTTCCTCCACTGCTTTTTCACACTCACACTTCCATATTTGAATGGTACCCCCGAGGGGGTGCTGGTCTAGGAAAGGACTGTTCACTATGCCTACACATTTCCCCAACGGAGTTTCTAACCAAGTAAAAGGTAACCCGCTTTTTAATTACCCTTACATGGACCCCTTTAAGTACTACACGTACCACGATGATTTCTTTGAGTACCACTCTGGTATCTACACCATCACCACCACTGAAGCTGGAGCGGGTTCTGCCTCAGAGGCAATCACTGCAGGTGCAGGTGGACAGCTATTGATCACCAACGCTGCAGGAGATAATGATCTAGACTTCTTCCAGTTGAAGGGTGAGTCTTTCAAATGGGATTCTAGCAAAAGAATGTTCTTTACGGCTAGGTTTAAAACCAATGACGCTACTCAGTCAGAGATTGTCATGGGTCTTCAGATCACTGATACAACCCCTCTGGACGTTACGGATGGTATTTACTTCTTAAAAATAGATGGTGATACTCAACCTGATCTTGTCATTGAGAAAGACAACGATTCTAGTCTGAGTGCTCTGGAGATGAACGCAATGGCAGATGATACGTTTGTCACGCTTTCTTTTGAGTATGATCCTCTGGACGTTGCCACTGGTGGTCCAGTGTTCCGCGCCTACCAAGATAACGTAAAGGTAGGAGAGATTGCAAGCACCACCAATGCTCCTGATGACGAAGACCTTACTATTTCTTTCGGTATTCAAAATGGTGAGGCAGCTGCTAAGACCCTGACCATTGATTACATTCTTGCAGCGGTGGAAAGATAACCTCTCTGCAGTTTGGAAAGATATAAAGTTTGATCTATAATAAGGGGAGGATCAGGAGGGCAGTCTTGCCTTGCAGGGTTCTCCCCTTTTTTACTCAGGAGAAAATGAATGAGTACTACAACTAAAATAGCACAGGTGGTGGGAGGTGCAGGTGGTAATGGTTTTCTGGTGGATACCATCAGTAGCGTTACTCTGTCTGACACTCGTATCAGAATGTACACCTACGCTGTCACCGTTGCTGCAGAAATTGTCATAGGAGATTCCAAGGGTCCTGTTATTAAACAACCTGTTTTAACTGCTAACACTGGTGATAGTATTTATATGGAGGACGATGGTATTCGGTGCAAGGGAAATGTCTCTGTTGCTGGCGCAAGTAACGCTGGTAAAATTTATGTTTACTATGGCTAGGAGCTAGGCTGTGGATTTTAATTCTCTTGTCAGCATCATCATAGAAACTACTGAGAACGATGGCTCAGAGTTTGTAGGTGCTCTCCCTGCCATGATACAGAGAGCACAGGAGAAGATGCAGAATGATCTGGATGATCAGGGTCTGGTCTCTTATGCCAGTGTAGCTGTATCAGGTGCCACAGCAGAGGTCTCTGTCCCTGTGGGTGGAGAGATCATCAAGACCTTCTCCATAGAAGTAGGAGGTGCCAGAACACAGCTGAAGCATAGACCTTATGAATACCTGCTGGACTACTGGCCTGTGTCAGCTTCTACTGGTACACCTAGGTACTATGGCTTTAAGACCAACACAGAGATCAGAGTGGCCCCCACGCCCTCTGCCACGGTAGATTCTCAGATAGGGTTCATTGCACAGATTACAACTATTACATCTGCAAGTCCCACAAACTACTTCACCACTCACTGTGAGAACGCGCTGTTCTATGCTTCCATGATAGAGGCTTCTCTCTTTATGAAGAGCTTTAACACCACTCCGTCGTGGCAACAGGAGTACCAGAGTGAGATAGACAGGCTCAGAAACAGAGCCAGAAGAAGTAGACAAGATGATATGCAAACAAGTTTCAGTACAGCTGGCGGTCCTAATACACTGGTCAAAGGGAGTGATTAAGAATGGCTAAAAAAGAAAAAGAACTTATGTTCCTAGGAGACAAACCAAGGGCGCTAAAAAAGATTCCGCCTGCTACAGAAGTAAAGAAATATCCAGTAGTAAATATTAACGAGGTAGATCAAGATGTGGATTTATTTAATAAGGTAGGAAAGAGTCCAGCAAAACTTAAAACTAAAAATCCTGATCCTTTTGGAGATGATCTAATAAATATGGACGACTTCGGGGAGTTTAAGCCTGTTGCACCTAAGAAGAAAAAGGCTACAGGTAGTAGCCAGAACCCAAGAACAGGTTATAGAGAAAGTCCATCTAAAGATGCCAACGAAGAATTAGAAATTGACGCGCGTCAGCCAAAGGCTAGCAAGAAAGCTTCTAAGAAACCTTCTAAGCAACCAGACGATGGTTTTAAGTTTTATGGTAAAGAAGGCACAGGTCTAGGAGACTTCTCTAGAAAATATGGAATGCAACACGCCACTCAGAAGCAGTTTGAAAAAGAATTCAACATGGACGATGGTGAGAAAGCAGGTGGCAGACCGGGAAGAGGTAAGCTCAAGACCCAAGGTATGAACAAGGCAGGTAAACGGAAAGCCGGTTTCTCTGGGAAGGGAGCAGGCGCAGCACTGAGAGGATTTTAAACAATGGCTATGAACTATATGAATGCCAAGAAAAGAGGACTTAAAAAAGGAGGTAAGGTTGGAGGCGGCTCTGCCTTGTCGGGAGGTAACAAAGAAGACTACCTTATTCCTGATCAGAACCCTCCCGTGGACTCTGAAAAATTAAACGCCTTCAACGGTAAACCCACAGGGCAGGGCTACGGTGCGGCTAGAATAGGACCGGACGTTGTCTGAGGAACAAGAGAAGAGGTGTTCTAATCCTTCCTGTCAATGCACAGGTTGTGAAGATTGTTCTTGTACCAGCGAAGGAGGTTGTTCTTGTAACCCAGTTTCTTCAGAGGAATAGATAAGAAAGGAAATATATGGTGGAAGACTTTAGTGTATTTCAAGCTGTATCAGATTACGGACTTGCCATAGTTGCCACCATAGGAGCAGGAGCGGCAGCTTGGAAGCTTCTTCATTTTATGCTCAAGGACGTAGCATCTGCTCTTAAAAACCAAGATGATATTATAATTGCTCTGATAGATAAGAGCAACAGAGTAGAAACTTTAGTACAGAGGTTAGATTCTAAGCTGGACACAATTCTTCAAAAGCGTTCAGACCCTCTACTAAAAGAAACAACAGAAAGGTACCGTTCCTGATGGCTTTTGAAAAATATAATTTAACAGTGAAGCCCTACGGTATAAAGAAGGTAAACGTAGAACAACAGCTTCCCTCTGGTAGGAGGATACCTTATATGAAACCTCTTCCCTTGAAGGGAGGAGGTAAAGTTATGGATACTTCTGTGAAACCAGCTTGGATGAGGAACAGGTAAAATGAAAGAAAAAGATGATAAAAAAGAAATAGAAGCTTACATAGATATGGTATCAAAAGATAATCCTGATCTTTCTAAAAAAGAAGTTAATGCGAAAGCCAGAAATATGTATGTTAAAGATGCTAAAGCTGCTACCAAGAGTGCAATAAATAAAAGACAGCTAAAGAATTATATGGCCAACGCCCCTAGAACTAATTTAAAAGCAGGTGGTCTGGTTGGCAATCCATCACGCATGAGGAACAGGTAGCATACAATGGCCATTGCAACTACATCAGACTTTGACACTACCTTCTTTATAGACGAGGTAATAGAAGAAGCCTATGCCATGCTAGGTGGTCAGGCAGAACTTGCCAATGATGCTATCACTGCCAGAAGATCACTGAACCTGATGCTGACAGACTGGCAGAACCGTGGTGTTCTCCTCTGGGGTACAGACCTAGCCAGTACCACGCTGGTCACAGGGACAGCAGAGTACACGCTCCCTGCAGATACTGTGGACGTTCTCTCTGGGTACATCAGACTAACCTCCAATAGCAATGACTTTCAGATGAACCGAATAGGCTACGAGGAATACGAGGCTATCACTAACAAAGCTACCTCTGGCAGGCCCACACAGTTTGCCACGCTCAGAGGAAGAGAGACTGTCAGTGCTTTCTTCTTCCCTGTGCCTGACGCAGCAGATACTTATACCTTTAGAAACTACAGAATGAAACGTCTGGCAGATGTTAGCAAGAGTGCTCTCCAGAACGCAGATGTTCCCTTCAGGTTTCTCCCTGCCCTGACCTGTGGTCTTGCCTACTACCTCAGTTATAAGAGGGCAGGTATCCCTGCAGAGAGAGTAGCTGTTCTTAAAGCAAAGTATGAAGAACTTCTTACCAGTGCTTTAGATTCAGACAGAAACCGAGTGAGTCTCTTTATCACTCCTAGACTGAGGGTGGTCTAAGTAAATGGCTAAACTTTGTCCCAGAGGTAAAGCAGCTGCAAAGCGTAAGTTTGATGTATACCCCTCTGCCTATGCCAATATGTACGCCTCTGCTGTTTGTTCTGGAAAAGTCACCCCCGGTGGTAAGAAGAAAGGTAAGAAGAAAAAAGTAGTAGGGGCTAAGACAGGAGGTGGACTAAGGAAGTGGGTATCTGAAGAATGGGTAGATATAGGAGCACCTAAGAAAAATGGAAAATATCAACCGTGCGGTAGAAAATCTACTACAGGTACAAAGAGAAAATATCCTAAGTGTGTTCCTCTTGCCAAGGCAAAAGGTATGTCATCTTCTGAAAAGAAGTCAGCTGTTCAACGTAAGAGAGCAGTTAAGCAAGGTGTAAAGGGTAAGCCCACCAATGTTAAAACTTTTGCAAGTAGAAAGAAGTAGGAATGCCTATAAAAAAGGGTAGCATGAAGGGTCACAGTATCAGAGGTGGACAGAAGAGACCCACCAAGTCTGGTGCTGGCATGACCAAGAAAGGTGTGGCAAAGTACAGGAGAGATAACCCCGGTAGTAAGCTGAAGACAGCGGTGACAGGGAGTGTTAAGAAGGGCAGTAAGGATTCAAAAAGACGTAAGAGCTACTGCGCCAGATCAGCGGGGCAAATGAAGAAGTTTCCCAAAGCTGCAAAGAATCCTAACTCAAGACTTAGACAAGCTAGAAAAAGGTGGAAATGTTAAATGTCTTTTAAAAAAGGTTTCTTTATCAGTGATAGATCAGGCTTCAGGTACAGGCTTGACCAAAGAGTAAAAGAACCGGGAACAGACTTTATAGTTGCTAAGTCTGAAAGTGATGGTATATTTAATCTTGTAACCAATCCTCAGAATAGAGTAAGATTTCCAATAGACAAAGAAGTTATTAAAGATGCAAGGCCACCGGATAATTCTGACAGAAACCAAAGCTGGAGTGCAGTGACCACCGCATGGGGTGAAGAGACTACACAGTGGAACTTTATATAAGTGAGGAATAGAACAACATGGCAGACTTAACAAATGCCAAGATAGCCAATACCTATAAGGACCTGTTACAGGTAAATGCACAGACTTCTAATGCAGGGTTGGACGGCACCGTAAGGACTATTCAAGATGGAGGAGGAACTGCTTCTCCCATTGCCATGAGTACGGCTCAGTTAAACGTCACGGGACAGTTTGCTCTGGCAGGGACTGTCTTGACCGCCACGGCAGATGAGCTTAATGATCTGGTGGCAGGTGGTTTCAATACTTTAACAGCAGGTGATGACACTGTAAAGCTTACTGTAGCCGGTGTCTCAGTATCCACTGCCAGCACCAGCGCCACAGTTGTGGTTAATCCTGTTCTTAGTCTTACAGAGGTAGACGCTGCCACGGGTAGCTTTAACACCTCTCTCAGTGCAACCAACTTTGTAGCAGGTACAGGTAGCTTCACCACCAAGGTATCAGGCGTAGCAGCAGAGTTCTCTGGGGATGTATCCGCTGCTAATGTCTATGCCTCTACTAATATTTTTGTAGGTGGTACTGCTGTTCCTAGTGCAGCTGCTATCACTTCTATCAACAATGCACATACCTCTACTAACAATGCTCTTGTAGCTGCATCTGCTGCACTGGCCACTAGCATAGGCACAGCCAATACAAGAATTACCTCCGTTAGTGATTTTGCAGTGGCTCTTTCTGCCACAATGGCCACTAGCATAGGCACAGCTAACACACGAATTACTTCTGTCAGTGACTTTGCAGTGGCACTCTCAGCTACCCTAGCCACCAGCATTGCCAACGTATCTTCCACAATGGCCACCAGCATTAACACTGCTAATACAAGAATTACTTCTGTTAGTGATTTTGCAGTGGCTCTTTCAGCTACACTAGCTACATCTATAGGAACTGCCAACACTAGAATTACATCTGTTAGTGATTTTGCTGTTGCTCTTTCTGCCACGCTGGCAGCTAGTATTGGAACTAGGTTACCTCTGGCAGGTGGTACGCTGACAGGCATTCTTAGCGCCACAGATGTATATGTCAGTGCTTTGGCAGTGGGTACAAATGCACTTTTGGGTAAGGACTTACACATTGAGAAAGCAGCAGTTGCTGATATACAAGCACTAACAGACGGTACAAACATCTCTGTAGATTTTAACGTGGGCCAGAACTTTACAGTGACACTGGCAGGTAACAGAACTCTTGATAATCCTACCAACTGTGTAGCTGGACAGGTGGGTAGTATCTTTATTACACAGGACGGCACAGGTAGCAGGACACTGGCCTATGGTTCTTCTTGGGATTTTGCTGGTGGTACTGCACCAGTTCTTTCCACAGATGCAGCAGCAGTGGATAGGCTAGATTATATAGTACAAACATCCACAGATGTTCAAGCTCTGGTAACAAAGGCATATTCATAATGAGTGTATTTAGTAATAATCTTCTTCTAGGTGCAGGTGGACAGAGTACAGGTCCAGCACCATTTGACCCAACTGTGATTGGTAATTCAGTTTGGCTAGATGGATCAGCAGATTTTTTATCTAAAACATTTAGCAGTGGTTCAGCGCAGACTCGTCTTGTGTTTGCAACTTGGGTACAACGAAATTCTTTTACTGGTACTGATCAAGCGATTTTTTCTGGATTAAAAAATATTAGCGGGACAAATTTAGTTAATCGTTTTGTGTGGCATGCCAGCGACGATATGATTGAAATCCACATAGAAGATGTTAATGCAGCTACAATTGCGTATAAAACTAGTCGAGTTTTTAGGGACATTGGTTGGTATCATTTAATTTTAAGCATTGACTCAAATGAAACAGATTCGGTGCAGTTGTATGTAAATGGAGTTAGGGAAACAACGTTAGCTTTAACGTCTGGCTCTGCGCTGTCAGCAGCTCCAGCGGCATGGGGCAATGCTGGACTACATAATATCGGTGCGTATAACAATGGAGTTTCAAACAGTTTATTTTTAAATAATTATGTAGCTCAAGCAACAATGCTTGTGGGAAAATCGATCCAAGCTGGTACTGTTGCGGTCACAGATTTCCTAGATGCCTTTACCTTTGGTACTAATGGTTCAGAGTTTACCCCCAAGTCTGACGCAGCTATTGCTGCTCTTGCATCCACAGCAGGAGGAAATAGCTTTTGTCTAGACTTTGCAGATAGTGCTGATCTGGGGAATGATATTAGCTCTAACGCTAATGATTTCACAACTACCAGTATGAGCAGTGCTAATCAAAGCACTAGCACACCTAGCAAAGTTTACCCAACTTTTAACCCGTTGACGCAAGTTGGAACAAGTAAAGGAACATTTTCAGAAGGCAACACCAAAGTTTCGCTTGCCTCTGATAACGGTGCAGTAATAACTACAACATTGCCCAGTAGTGGTATGTGGTACTGGGAAATTGACTGGTCTTCGGGTGCTAATGGTATATATCCCGGCATAGCACTTCAAAGTGCTATAGGTAATACTGCGTCAAGTCCTCATACTAGAAGCGACACATTTGTATGGCTGGCAGGTGATTCTTCTGGTAGAGCATATAATGGTTCAAGTCTTGTATCTTATGTTGGAAGTGCTACATCAATAGGACGAATTGCTGTAGCTTTTGATGCTGATAATACAGCTATGTATTTTGGCACAGTTAGTGGTAGTACGATTACATGGTTAGCTTCTGGTGATCCAACAAGCGGTTCTTCAAAAACAGGAGCAGCGCCTTTCACTTTACCAACAGATGAAACTCTGTATCTCTACCATTCAACAGGTAGTGCAAGCATTGCACAATATCTTTTTGACGAAGATGACTGGACAGGAGTAACTAACAGACCAACAGATGCTAAGTCGTTAAATTCTGCAAACCTTACAGCACCAGAATTTCAAGGAATAGATTACTTTGCACCTACTCTGTACGAAGGTAATGGAACAGGTCAAAGAGTAGGAGACTTTGTTCCGTTCACTGATGCTTACACTGTAGATAAATCTGCAATGTTTAATAGTGCAGATTTAAGATATCTTGCAAGAACACCTTCTTCTGGAGGTAATGAAAAAACACTTACCTTTAGCACTTGGATTAAAATGACAGGTGTAGGTAATAGTAATGAAAATGCAGTACTAACTACAGATGATGGATCAAAAGAAGCACAAATTAGAATTACTGGTACTACTCTTGCTACTAAAAAAGTACAGGCAAATCTTTACAATGGTTCATCGTTTGTACTTAATATAAGCACTGATAGAACATTTGGTGATACTTCTAGTTGGAATCATTTGGTGGTGGCTTATGATACAAGAGCAGCAGTAGCTAGTGCCAATAAAGTTATAATTTATATTAATGGTGTTAGACAATCTGTAAGTGGTACAGACTTAGCCACTGATGATTATGATACAGAGTTTAACTCTACCAATGAACACAACATTGGAAGACAGACAAATAACGCAGTTGGTGAACCAGACTTTTACTTAGCTGAAACAGTTATGATTGATGGTCAACAGCTAGATGCAACTAGCTTTGGTCAACTGGATACATCAACAAATCGTTGGGTGCCAAAAGATGTAAGTGGTTTAACTTTTGGTACTAATGGTTTTTATCTACAGTATGGAAGTACATTTGCATCTGGAAGTGGAGCAGGTACAGATACTTCTGGTAATAGTAATAATTGGACTGAATCAACTGATGGCGGTTCAGCTTGGGCAACCACAGATCAATTTATAGACACACCTACTAAAAACTTTACAACATTTGATCCCGGCTATTCTGGTGGAGGTAGTAATGTCTGGTCCGAAGGTAATACAAAAGTAAAGGGTACAGATGGTTCTCTTTCTGATTCTTCAACAACAACATTTGGGATGACAGGCAAGGTTGTATTTCAATTTCAAATGAACACAGTGTTATCAGGATACCCACAGGTTGGCTTTATAACTAGTCAAACAGGTTTATCGGCTATCAATGCTGCCTCTGGGTCTATTGAGCTAGGTACTGCTTCTGTTCCCGGTAGTTTTGCTTATACTGATACTGGTATATTTAAAATACCAGCAGGAACTACTTCTACTACATTTAGTTCAGTATCAAGTTTACAAGCTTTAGATGCTGATGATATTCTTCGTTTTGAAGTGGACACAGATGCTGGTACTGTAAGAGTATACTTTCAAGATGAAGGTACTGGTTCTTTCTCAGAAATTACTGGAGCAAGAGTAGATAGCTTTTCGTTTGATCCAAGCTTTGGAATACGTCCTGCTGTTTCAAACTTTAATAACAGTATTGTTACTTTACAGACAGGTGGGCAAACAACATTAGCTAGCGTAACAACAGACTATAAAGAAATTAACCAAGAGAACCTAGATGACACTGCATCTAAGCTTACAGCATTGGCATGGATTAAGAACAGAGATGCCACTGACTCTCATGTCTTAGTAGATAGAGTAAGAGGTGTTGGAGAAGTTCTACACTCTAATGAAGCTGCTGCTGAAGCAACTGAACCTAACACTGTACAACGGTTTTTACAAAGAGGTGTTCAAGTTGGTAGTGATGTACAGGTAAATACTGCCAATGAAAGCTATGTTCTTTGGCAGTGGCTTATAGGAGATAGTGCAACTACTGGCACAGTAAATAATGATGGTTCTATTCCAAGTACTATAATTGCTGCTGATGCGGGGCATTTCTCTGTTGGGACATATACTGGTCAAACAGCGGCAGGGACTGTGGGGCATGGTTTAGGTGGTGCTGCTGAGATGGTGATTGTCTGGGACATGGGATTCGCCAACTCTATTGCTGTATATCATGTTGGCGCAGCCAGTGATG